TTCAAAGGGTTTGCTGTATCTTGATTTCATTACTTTACAAGCGGCACGAATACCTTGTACAGTAGACGTTTTGTTACCATCTTCATCCTCTTTTAATTTGAGTTTCTTCATAGCAACAACAATACTACTTGCATATATAAACCCTTGGCCACCACTGATCTTATCATCTGGATCAAACATATCTTGCGATGCATAAGTGTGGTTTGTGGCTATAAGGGCTATTGGAAAAGGAGCAATCTGGTTAACTGTGTTTCTAACCAAGGCTGTTAATGCCTTAGGTTTTCTACCCATATCACCTTTCATATCTCCTTTCTGAAACTGATCTACATCAGTCGGAGTTAGAAGCATACCCAAACTGTCTATTACAAAAACTAATTTAGGTTGCTCATCATATGGCAGATCGCCATAATTTGCTTTATAGTCTTTCATAAACTCTGATACTGCTTTAGCAACATCATCAATCATTGAAACACTAATTCTTAAAAGTTTTTCTGGTGATGTGTCTACATTCAATGCTTGTAGCCATTGTTCATCAAGTGCGTTTTCTGAGTCAAACAACACAACTTGACAACCCATATCCTGTGCAGATTTAACTAGGTTACCAGAACAAATAAAACTTTTACCAGAACCGGACTCACCAGCAAATACTGATACCTTACCAAGTGGAACACCTTTGTTAAAGTCACCACTAATAAGATAGTTTAGTGTATAGTTTCCTGTACTAATCCAATCCTGTGGATCAAAGAAACCAGCACTAATACCTGAAATACTCTTCGTCAGGCCAGTTCTGAACTTTGTTAAGTCAAAAGGTTTTTGCATGTTTCCTCCTTAAGACGTTTGTCTATTTCTGATCATATTCAGAATGTCATCTGCTGATTTTTTACCAGTATCTGCTTCTGCTGTTGCAGGTGCAGGAGAAGGAGTTGTTTCAGCAACAGGTTCTGTCACAGTTGCTTCTGCTTGTGCAGGAGCAGTTACAGGAGCCACACTCTCTGTTGCAGTTTGTTGTACTGCTGGAGTAGGTTGTGCCTGTGCCACTGTGGTTTGTGTGCTTGTTCCTGTATCAAGTCCATAGGGCTTGTAAAACGTACCCCACCTTGCAGGGTCATATAATTCACCATCTACACTTGCCTGGAACATTTCTGCTATTGCTTGAATACCTTCTGCAGTTGGTTTAGCAGGGAGGAAGTCATTTAAATTAAATAGTCCATTTGAGTCAATTGCCGCAAGTTGTTCTTCAGTAAGAGCACTTTCTTTTCTAGCCCACTTACTTGTGGAATAGTCTGCGTATTGACCTTTTGTTGTTTTAGTTAATCTAAAATCAGTACCATTAACGTAATCTGTTGGAAGGTTTTCCATATCAGGATCCATTAATGCTGATTTAATAATGTTAAAAATTTGAGGACCAATTACAAATCTTCTAATTGGATTCTCAGGTGCTTCTTCGTTTAATGGGTTTTCATTTACAAAGCCTTGGAAAATATAACTTCTTTTCTTCCAATACTTTCTTCCCATGTCTTCTAAAGAAGGATCTTTAAACCAAGGTCTTACCTCAGTTAAAATAGGACAAGTTTCATTAAACATTTCCACACAAGGAACTTGTACAGTAACTGGTTTTGCGTCACCGCCTACAACTCCTGGAAATGTTAGTCTTATCATTTGTCGTTCTACCCAAAAGAACGTGTTGTTTGGATCACTGTCAGGAAGGAATCTTAGTACTGTACTAGTACCTTCGTCTATGTTCCAAAAAGGGTAAATTGCTTTATCGCTTTGAGCTGGGGAACTACTGGATTTGGTATCCATTGATTGTAGTTTTGCTCTAATTTCTGCTAATGAGGCCATAATGTTTTCTCCTTTGTTTATGCCATGTTCGTAATACATTCATATTACTGTGCCTTAATTATATTGCCATGATGTAAAAATGTCAAGTACTTTTTTACAACTATTAGCCATTTCTGGCTAACAAATTTATTTATCTGTTATGTGTGTTTTTATTGTGTAAATTGGTCCAAAAATGCTTCGTATGTTTCTGCTACATCTACAGGAGCAGTTTTTTGTACGTTTTGATTTGCACTTAATAAACAACTTTTGATAGCACCATATTCAAACTGACTTAGTTGTCCGCCGTCATTTAGTTTACTGCTAATACTGTGTAAGTAATTTGCTAAAGTATCATCTTTAGCACTGTAGCCCAATTGACTAACTTGATGACTCAATTTAGCCTGTGGTGTAGCAAAATCAACTAGATCAGATTCCTGTAGTCTGTCTTTGACATCTGTAAATGTTTCAGACTCTATTGCTTTAACAATTTTGCTCTCAAAACTTTTTCTTTTTGTTGCTAATGTTTTTAAATTATCCATTACATTTGCAACTTTGTCGTCAAAATGTGTTTCAGTAAATTTGCTTTCTAAATCTAAATCATCCTCTAACATTTCAACTGAACCATAATCCTCAATGCTTTCTATAGCATTTGCGTATGTTTTGACTCCACTTAACCTTTTAAATGTGTTTTTAATTTCACCAATGTTTTCCAGTGCTAATGAAACATATTCTTCGTTTGTTTCATTTACTAATTTTGCTGATTTAACATATCGCACAAACTCGCGGAGTTGTCTGTAATCCTGTGCCATAGTTGTGATTGCTTCACCAATGTTATCATACATTTCGCCGCCATTGTATAAATGACGTGCCATTGCTCTTGCGGCTGATAAATTATTTTCAGCCATTTTAAATCTTTCATCACCTCGTTGGATGAAGATACTGTGAATATTTCTACTTCTGGAACCACGCACCTCTTCATCTACAGGTTTTTTATGTCTTACTACTACTTTAACGTTATCTAGTGGTTGATAACTGGTTTTTGTGCTACCAGTCATTTTACCTAAACTTGCCTCCATAACATCTGCCATATCTTTCTCCGCATTTTTGGCTATGTCTAAATTTTCACCTTTTGGTTTGATCTTTTTATCAAAAATTCTGTAATCAAAATTTAACAAATAATCCTGTGCTAGGTCTTTTACCATGCCTCTGACAGGCGATTCACTTAATTCACCGCTTGTTGCTAACATAATAGTTTTATCATTTATATCTATTCTTGCTAGTAAATTGGGCTCAGCAACTGCAAATCGTGTTGCTTCTTGAGGGTTGATAACCTGTTTGCCTTCTTTGTTAAAACTGTTTACTTCATACCCAAATCCTTTAAGGATATTAAAAAGTTTTTCAGATACTGTGTTAATATTTATAGCCATATAACTATTTATCAGAATTTAATTTTTCAAAATATTTTTTGCATTCCTGTAAATATAATGATTGTTCTCTGTATTCTATATGTCTTTTATAATTATGTATAAGAACATCTTGCATGTCATTTACTAATTCGTGTAATTGATCTTTACTATATGAATTATATTGTTCAAACAATGCAAACACCTTATCAATTCTTTTGTTTTCATCTAGTTCAGTATCATAACTTTCGTCCCACCAACGATCAAAAGTTTTAAAACCTTTTTGTTTTAATATATCTAAGGCATATGGTGAAGATAACATTATAAAAGGAGTAAATGATATAATTGATCTGGCTGTTTTTTCAGTTAAAAAAGTGTATTGTTCTTTAAAATTACTTTCGCTTACAATTTCTATATAACTGTCAGTATCACAGGATTGCTCCCAGGAATAAGTTAAGTTTAATATATTTGTAATACCCACATCTTTATTTTTATATGGTAAAATTTTTTGTAAACTATCATTAGTAGTTAATTTTTTTATAAAAGAATCTTTATTTTTTTCCAAAAGTAAATGATAAGTGATATAATTGTCATGTAATCCATCAGAATTATATATCTTTTCAAATAATTTAAACCTATGTGATCTGTGTTTTGCATTTAAAAATTTAAATTTATAGTTTCTATGTAGGTTTTTTATTTGTGAAATGTTGTTGTTTATTTCTTCTTGCGAATGTGTATGAGTCAATATATCTGAGGAGATTACATCTTTTGATCTTATAAAAGCAGTATTTACTGTTAGGGTTTTTATGTCTAAAAAATCAGTTTTTTTATCCACACATGTCAATATCAAACATTTTTGTTTATTTAAATTATATTTTTTTACAGTGTTGTCTATTATATTTGCTATTAAATCACATTCAGTGCTAAGATTTTTTACAGGAATTAACTTGTCAAAACTCATATCAAAAATTATTATGCATTCATTATTAATATGTTTATACAAGATTTCTTTTGGAATATAAAACGTAAAATTATCTGGCAAAATTTTATTATAAAAAATATTAATATCAAAAATTATATGAAAGATATTTTCTTTTTGATTGTTGTTTTCAAAATATTCCTGTGGGTATATAGGTGATACATCGTCTACACCATCTATTTCATATTGAAACTTAAAGAAACAGGAATTTAAAACAGAAAATCCTTTTTTGTAAGCATTTAAATAAGTTTCTTCATCAAATCCGTTTGGTAAAACATGCTGTTTATTTCTAATTTTTAATGTTTCTGAATTGTATAATTTGTTTATTTGTATAGGATTCATTATATAAGAGGCATTGGTTGATCGTAGTCATCACCATCATCATTAAAGTCTTCCCAACCTAATCCACTATTAACTACATTGTAAACATCATCTTCAAATGTACTAATAAAGTCAACCATTCTCAAACCCAGAACTAGAGACATAACCAAGTCATCTGTGCCTCCTGGTTTTGCTTTAAAAGTGTTAGATGTTGAAACAAAACTTTTTAATTCGCTTATGAGAGACTTACTTTTTAATTTTATTTTGTCTTGTTCTACTAATCTTTTTAAAATCAAACAGGTTTCTATTTTGCTTTTGTGTGTGGTATGGTAGCCACGTCTGCCTTTTTTACCCTGTATCTTTTTGGGTTCATGTAGCATTTCGCCTGGAAAACTTTCTTCACCTGTATCTCTGATTACAACCAATGCGGCTTCACCTATAGCATTATTTTCCACACTCCAATAAATCTGATATGCACCTTGTTCTTTGATGTACTGCATGATTTCCATCATGACTTTTATTTGTCCTTCTATGGGAGTTTTGTTGTGTTGCCATTCTGCTACCTGAGTCATACTTGGTAATTCCAGCACTTGTATTGCGGCATTATCACCACCTGTACCTGTACTTGGATCCAAACTCACAACATACATACAATCAGGTGAAGGGTGTTTGTACCAACGTGTTTGTCCCATTCTGATAGTTGGGTCTACCCCATTTAATTCTATAAGTTTTAATGGGTCAATAAGTGTTTCATCATATATAATAAATTCACATTCATGTTCACGTCTAAAACGTTCTTCTCCAATTCTACCACGTTCTTCTGTTGCCCATGTGGCATCTCTGTCAGGGTGTTCGTCCCATCTTGCTAACATGGGTTTGAAACCATTTATACCAACTTCCTGTTCGTTTCCATATTCATCAAACAGTTTGTTTGCTTGATTCCATATCATTGCAAAAGTATCTTCGTCACTGTTTGGTGTACTTGTGATAATACATTTACCACCTGTTGCTAGTGTTGGTGATAGGGAAGTCCAAAACTCAGCGGCAATTCTGGGAGGTACAAAAGCAAACTCGTCCAAGTACACTAGGGTAAGTGACATACCCCTACCAGTGTTTTCTGTAGTTGTACTGGCAACTATTCTACTGCCATTATCAAAACTTATACTTCCCTTATTATATTCAGTGACTCCTGCACGAATATGATCTGGTGTGCTTTCATAAGCATAACGTATACGTTGCATAATTTCCTGAGCACCTGCTTGTTTGTGAGCCGCAACTAGTATTGTACTATCTGGTTTAAACATTGCATACCATAGCAAATATCCTGCCGCCACA